ATGTTAATATGCTGTTAGTCGCTGATAAACCAAAATCATTTTCCTGTTCTATACCCATTCTTCGTGGTCTAAAATCAATAACATCTCTTAAATTATATGTTACACCAGTAGTTGGACTTGTATGTTTAGGAATTTCTCCATATTTTGTATTTCCTGCCCCAGAAAATACATACGAATCAACTGTGAAAGGACCAAAACCTGTATGTAGATAATAATCCAAAACTACTAAAACTTGACCTTTCGGTTTTGCAACATTATTTTTTAATCGAATAGATGCATAATCATAATAATTATCTTTTTGTCCAGTATCAAAGATAAAATCATTTGTTACGTTATAAATGCTAGGAATTCCTGTTGCTTGAGAAGCAACAGCAGTGGTAACCATTACATTTGATACATTTTGATTAGGATTTAAGGAATCAACAATTGCAACAATTCTTTTGACATCTGCTAACCTTAGACTATTGACTGCTCCAGGAGAATAATCTAATTCTGTGCCAAAAGCAATTTGTCCTTGCTGCGCCTGTAATAAATTCGGACTAATTGTTGAAGTTGTTGAATTAATCAATGCTCCAGATACATTACCTGTTACCAATATCTTTTTACCAATTTCTGCACCTACACTAGAATCTTCTGATATCATTGTAGCAGAAACATGTATATATTTGTCTGAGTAATCATAATCCAATCTTGATGGATGATCCGTTTCAACATCTATAATTAATTGTTGTGCAGCTAATGATGTACGAATACTTCTACCGGTCGATAAACCTGTACCAGATGTATTAGAAAATTCGATGTAATCTCCTTCAACTCCAGTTTGTGATCCATCCGGATCTAAGATTGTGATTACATAATTTTCTTCTGCTTGACTTTCAGACAATGTTAAATCTGATATTGTTCCAGGAAAGAATTTTTCATTTGAACCGAAAGGTGTATTAAATGTTGCAACATTTCCACTTAATTGTGTTGTAAATGTTCTTTTAAATTTATAATCTCTATTAGATGTTGATGCAATTGCTTTATTGTTGAAAGGAAACAATAATGTTCTTTGATCATCATTGTTATCAAATAAAACCGTATCACCCTCATCAGTCAATGTGTTTTTACCCGAAACATCAATATTAAATCCTGAGGTTATTACTGACGATCCTGCTCCAGTATCTTTAATTTTAATACCTGATCTAACATCTTTGATTGAAAAATTTATTGTATAAGTTGTATCAGATTGTGTTGGTTGCGATAAATCTTGATCCAACACTGCCATATATTCAACAGAAGCATTAGGACTATTTCCTTCATACGAAATGATTTTTCTTGTGTCCGAAGTTTTTATTCCCAAGAAATTAGTATTAACCGTAATAGTTGCACCAAATAGACAATTCGTAGTTTTAAATTGATCGTCTAATGTGATTTGATTAATATTAGCATTTGATGCTGTTACAGTTCCTTCTTTTTTAGAGAATCTAAAATCAAATAAATGTAAATTAAATAATGCTGGATATAGTCGATGATATGTTCTATCAGCACTATCAGTCGCATACTTAGAATTTACAGAAGAAGATCTACCGCCCAAATGATCAATTTGTCTAATCCTTGCAGTGCCAATTTTTGTATTGTTAATCAAATCGGTTGAAGTATCATTAATACCAACAAATGATATTTCCCCTTCCGTATCGTATTGTATTAAATTTAATGTTCCATCAGTTCTAGATGTAGATGGCCATTTGACAAGGTGTAAATCAAAAATGTCCATTCCGGATCCTCCGCCATTTGCGGTATCAATTCCACTATCTACGATGTTATTTGCAAAATAATCCGTGACTTTTAAATATGGTCCAAAATCTAGACCTTGCTGCTCATTTATGACCGATCTAGTGTCTCTTGCTTTATTCAAATTTAAATTTTTATTTGAAAGAGTTTCGAATTCATAACCTTTAACATATGCTTTTCCTGGACCTAATTCAAGAGTTAATTTTGATTCTATGCCAATTCTTTGACTTTCAGTTCCATTACCTAAACTAGTCGATGCTGTAGATAATAGCAAATAAGTAGAATTAGTGATGGTATTTACTATAGCAGTTTTTGTCGTATTTCCTGATAAAAATATTGTATCGCCTTGATTTAAATCACTAACAAAATTTGTACCACTACCAGAAAAACCGACAAATGTATTTTGTACAGTTCTATTTGTTGCTACACCACTAATTCTATGTTGTTTGATGCTTATTGGAAATAATCTTACTGTAAAATCTCCATTAGTATCATAAGTTCTTTTAGCTAATGTTTTTTCTATTTCACCTAGAATAGGATATGTGACTTCTTCTGTTTTTTCTCCATTTTCTAGTCTTAACATTTCAATAAAATTTGAGGAGCTGGTCTGTTCAATCGGATCAACGATACCTTTAATATATTTTATATCCCCTATCACAGTGCTGGAAGGTTTTCCTGAAATTTTATAACCAAATGATATGCTAGATCCTACTTTATTTACTACATATTTACCATTTACAGAATTATCTAATGCCCCAGTCACAACCACGGTGTCTCCAACAACAACATTATGATCTGTTGCCGTGGTAATTGTAATTTGACCTGTTTTATAATCTTTTTCATCAATTGTAAAAGTTACACCAGCAGGCAAAATTTGTTTACCTTCTTCAAAAAATTCTTTCTTAACTAAACTTAATGATATTTTATACCTATTTGCACCTGGAGCAGCATAATTAGGAAAACCTAACGCATTATCTAATAATTTTGTGTCTTCGATAGATGAAATGATACTTTCATCTATTTCTAAACCTATTCTATATGTTGGTTTATCGGAAAACTTATCCAAAATTATTGTTTGTTCTGGAATATACAAAAAGTATCCGCCCAAATAAAAAATACCTTCACTTATACCACATACGGAACCTTTGCCAGAAGATAAACTCGTTATTAATGTTTCCGAAAATAAGATACCGTCACTACTATCTGTTACAACTCCAAAATAAGATATCCCTTCATCAATTGTATTGATCACTTCTCCATCTAGAAACAATGTTTCTCCAAAATAATTAATCATTAATGTATTATTATCTTGATTAGTATAAATTGAAGCAGCTACAACTTGTGCCTTTGCTAAGGAGGTCTGACCTTGTATTGTTCTACCTATGAAATTATTTACATTTATTTCATCACCTAAATATTCGACCTTTATGGTTAGAGAATTGATTTTTGTGTTTATTGTCAAATCTCCACCAAAAACTCTAGATCCATTAGAATAGTTTATATCTCCTAATTTTTCAATTTGATTTTGCAATATTGATTGTAATTGATTTATTTCTCTCGCTTGAACAGAAAATCCTGGTCGAAAAAGAATTTTATAAAATTCATTATTTTCTGAAAAATCATCAAAATAAGGAGAAACGTTAAAATTTTGTGTTAGTTTCGGCATTTGTTAAAACTCCAGAATTATCTTATAATTTTCAACTTGATCCATTAATCTTTGTACTGTTTTTTTATTTTCAATATACAAAATATCACCACTATAAGGTTTCATGCTTCTTTCTGTTACTTGTGAAATTTTTGCAGTTGCGCCAGATTGATCTCCGGTAATTCTAGAATCTACAGAAAAATTACCAAAAACGGAATTCAACCTCATTTTATCTCTTGTCGAAAAATCAACTAAAAAACCATTAGCTGTACTATTCGACAATGTATCTCCTACATAAATTTTTTCATCCAATGTAAATCTTCCAGACATTTCAATCAATTCCAACGTGATCATTTGACTGGCATATATTTCGTCAAAAAAACTTCCATCTGTAAAATCAATAGGATCTCTTAATAAACCAAATTGTCTATAATCATTTGATGTAGTAAAAAATCCAAATTCATTTCCATTCAACGTCATATCAATCATTAGTCTATTACCATTTAATTCTTCAATCGCATTTTTACCATGACCGCCAACTGGTCCTATTATTACTTTAGATGATGCTCCAACACCGTGTTGAGTGTTGGCATATATTGTTGCAGTTGCGTATGTATAATCATAACCTTTATTTGATATCAAAGTTGCTGTGACCCCATGAGTATTGTTACCAATAGTTCTGCCTATTGCCTGTTTTCCATCACCTTTTATATTTAAACTGGGAGATATAATATAACCAGATGAAGTATTTGGAGTCACCGTAAAAGGAGTTTCTACTATTATTCTTCTGGATTGTGAATCATACCTAATAATTTTTGATTGTTCTCCTTGTCCGGCATTATTTGTAATGTAAATTGTTGAATCCACGTAAATGTTATCATATTGGCTATCCGCAGTACTTGATAAAAATAAAGCCGTTGAATTTAAAACAGACGTTAACCGACCTTCATTAAATTTATATGTTGATACGGGATCTAATAAAATAGTGCCTCTAGCACCTGATAAACTGCCTATTATAATCTCATCCTTTGAAAATTTTTCACCCAAAGGATTAACTATAATATCAGTATTTCCATTATTAAATTCAATCAATTCTCCATAAGTATTACTCACAGGAGAATAAAGTGTTTCTCCTATTATAAAATCTTGTGTTTCTCCATCTAAATTGACTGGATCGGATTGTAATGTTACTTTAAAATACCCATTAGATTGTTTTGATATGATGTCTATTGATCCATTTATTGCAGTATCTTCCACATCTTTTTGATTTCCTACGATTGTTCCAATACTGACTTTTTGAACAGGTATGAAATTAGAATCGCTAAACTTTAAAACATCTTGAGGTTTTATGGTATACATAAATTTCCATTTATAACCATCAGTAGTTTCAATAATACTAACTCCAGTACCAGTTGGCTTAACAGTTGATGCGCCATTAGATAAATTATTTTGTAAACATTTATAAACATTATTATCATCTGTTACAACATAAAAATCATTTTCAAATAGTTCATTGGAATCATGAGTATACGCAAAATAATTTGAATCAAATGACCAACTAATTCTGGGTATAATATGTTTAATATCTGCAGGTGTTACTTTTTTTGCTGATAACATATCATTCCAGTAATTATAACTAGTATTTGCTATTGAAGAAGTTGGGGCAGGAGGATTATCTTCATCGCTCCATCCATCCGTTTTGCCAATAAACAAATATAAATTTGTAGGATCTATTTCGGAAATTGATTCTACAATTTGTTCGGCTACGTGTATTTTAAATTTATCTGTAATTAATCTAGGCATATTAGTATTTATGAATTTTTAATAATATTTAATTTCTTTAATTAATTTTACGTCATTAAATGCTGTATTAGATTCGTACAACATTTTACCTTCATTAGATGATGTTCCATTATATAAAATATTACCAGTACCTATACCATCTTCTAATAATAACAATCCTTCATCTAAAATATCTGTTAAAGATGATTTAACATAAACATAATTATTAGAACCGTCATACGGATTATTTAAGTATAGAGTATTCTTCATATCCTCTAAATCTAAATTTTTGGTAGAAAATAATTTAAATGTCTGATTTTTAGTACCATCTCCCAATGGCCTGTCTAGTACTAACTCTTGATATTCGATTGTTGTTGTTTCACTCAAAAATCTATCAAATTCTTCATCATTTTCTAACATCAAATTAAATCCGTTTTCTAATTTTATCACATCAAAATCATTTATTTGTAAAATTTTTGACTTTAAATTAGGTTTAGATGACAATGATATTATATCATTCACGGATAAATCAAAATGAAATTTAGAATCAATACCTTTTAGAGTTGCATAACCATCACTTAAACCATTTGCAGATGTGTGACCACGAACCGTTTGCTCCATAATCATATAATAATCTAAATCTTTTTTATCATAGATGGTTTCATTAGGATATCTACTTTCCAAAGTGTAATAGACTGTATTATTATCATCCTCAAGAATTAAAGGTTGATTACCATAATAATTTTCTGTTAAGATGTTAAATGAATCTATTATATCAGAATCTATTCTAGTTGATGTTGAAACACAAGTGGCATTTATAATTGATAATATTTCTGTCTCATAATTGTTATTTTGAAAAGTAATAATATCACCAACTTTAAAATCATTTTGAAAATCTCCAGATTGTCTATTACTCAAATTTGCCGAATAAAAATTTGGTGCTATATCAGTAGTGATGAAAAAATTTGTATTTATTTGTATTTTTTTATCAGTTAAAACTTTTACAGAATATAATCCATCATAGTATCTAAAACTTTCTCCTGAAGTTGTAGTATATATGGGAGAGTTTTTTACTATCAAAGTATCATAATCTTTCATTTTATGATTAACTTCTGTTTCAAAAGTAATTGAGGTTCTAGTGTAAGATAAATCGATAACTTTTGGTAAAGGATAATCGTAAGAATATGTGAACATTAAATTAGATGTTGCACTAATTATTTCACCTGTTATTAAATCAGTAAAAACATTAGTGTTTAAATCATATTGATCTTCAGTAAAGCTGTGAGTAACTAAAACTAAATTATTATCTTGATTGACACCCTGATTTAAAACAACTGATTTTGACAATTGACCATCAGATTTTCTCTGATATATAGGTTCATCAATTTGAAATGGTCTAAATGTTCCTTCACTATATTCATAATTTTCTAAACCTAATAATGAATATCCATCTTCCAATACTAATTGATCATAATTTTCTAAAATAAATAAATTTTCTTTTTTATATGTAACTGGATTGTTTAATATTAATCTGCTTAAAGTATTTTGACTATCTGATATTATTTTTCCTTTAAAATTGTGTTCTAATTTTAATTCTCCGTAAGATGCTGTAAATTTTTGCTCATTATCAATTATCACATTAGAATTTGCGACAAAATCTTGGTTTAAGTTAGGATTAGTACTCGTAGAAATAACTATATTGTTTCCACCTTGAATTTTTACTAATGTACCCGAACCATCTTTCACAATATCTTTTCTAATGTAAAAATCTATATCATGATTTGGCTCAAAATATTTTTCGGCTATAATTCTATTCACGGATTGATTTTCAAGATATATAGGAGAACCGTCTTCAAAAGATAAGAAATTGTCAAAACTAAAAATCAAATCATCAGTAGGCACAATATATTCACCAAACATTTTAGTGCCTATTGGATGCATTAATTTTTTAACCACTTGTTCATATTCATTTAATTGTATTTTGCTTTTTAGAACATATGAATAATTTTGATAATAATACCCATCAAATATTTTTTTACCATAACTTAAAAATCCATTTTCATCATCATATTTCCCAGAAGTATTAGCAATAGTTCCAATATTGGCAGTTAATCTCGCATTACCATCTCCCAAAGTGGTCATTGATATGGTAGGGGCAGTAGAATAACCAGCACCTACATTAGTTATTTCTATTTCTCCGATTGACCCCGCATCACTAAGTTTTGCGACACCTTTTATGATAGCATTTTCGCCTTTATTCAAATTCGGACTAAATGCTGCACCGGTATTAACTGTTGCTGTTGCTCCACTCGAATAACCAAATATTTCTTCATTGGAATTAAAATCTACAGCAGAAAATAGGTATCTATCGTTTAAATCATGATTATATGGAATAGTAAATTTTACTTTGATACCCTCGTCATAAAATAAATCTCCTGTTACAGGCGTTGTTGCATAATCGGGAACTTCAAATTTAAATTGATAAACAGAAACAACTTCTATTTCTTTTAGTCCTAAATAAGAACCATCATTTGCACCGGTTATATTAACAGTCAATCCAGTATTTAAGCCATGCTTATATGCTGTTGTAACTGTAGCTTCTGTTCCTGATTTGGTTATAGATTCTATTGGAAAAAATAAAACTTGCCAATCTGCAGTCATTTCTATTGGTTGATCGATATATTCAATTTCTGTATAATCTGTTGCAGAATTAATTAACGGATTGTTTGCTCTCAAACCTCTACGAATTTTGATTT